CCTTAAAAGCCCCCGGTAAACCTTACCGGTACGGTTTGTGCGTTTTTACCCTATATGGGTAAAACTAGCAATAACTATTCAAAAGAAACAGTTGCGGCAACAGTTCCGCTAATGACGATATACAACCCGTTATTAAACTGAAGGCCGTCTGCCGGGAAAAAATAATTGGTTGCCGACACGGGCGTAAACACACCAATTAGCGTTTTGGTCGTTGTTGCTGCGGCAGAATCGTAAATCGTAATGGTCGGCGTGGAAGACGCTGAACTAACGAAAATGCCTTTAAGTTTACCGAAGCTAGGCTTTAGATTGGCCGTGGCGGTAATGTAAGAAGCTAAAGCCATATAAACCTCACGAAAGGAATTTAAGTTTGTACAGCGTGGACAGGTATAACTCCACAATACCATCAATCAGGTTCTGCAACGGCGTGTCGGTCTTAGAACACACGGTGTACCTGGCGGCTTCAATCTCTTCTACCTGATTTTGCAGGAACTCCACCACGTTGCTGGTTTTCTTTGCCGATTGCAGCGAGATAGGCCCAATCAAACCATGCCGGCCCTGATACGCTTCAGCGAACCCGTCCGCCAAGCCCACAATGCCTTCGTAGAACTCTTGCAGCGCCTTGTGCTTGGCATAGCTGCGAGTGTTCAAATGCACGCTGTGCGTCACGTCCCGCGCCAGAAAGAACAGCCCTACGAACTCGGCGCACTTCATTGCATCGGCTCCTGCTGCATCATCTCAGGAGGCATCTCAGGTGGCATCGGGGGCTGTTCGCCCATCATTTCTTGCGCTGGCATCTCGGGCATCCCAGAGTTTTGCGGCATTAGGTCGCCGGACTCCATCATACCGTGGATAGTGCCTAGCACCACATCCTGTACTTGGTCTGGCGTCATGCCCGCCATCGTGGCGCTAATCCGCTTCGTTTCGGCTTCATAACGCTTGATGCTAAGCTCTTGCGCTTCCATCGACTGCGCGACGCTCTGGAGCATGGCGTGCATCTGCTCCATTTCCTGCCCCATCGCCTGCATCTGCTGCTCGGCCTGCTGTAGCGCCGGTGACTTGTCGTCGTCAGCCAACAATTTCGGGTCGATGGTCTTTTCAAACCGTTTCGCCATTTCCTGCGCGCCTGGCCAGTCCATGTTCTTGATGAACAGGTCGCCGGCCACTGCCCACAGCTGCGGGTTGCCTTGCAGAATCTGCGACATGGCGTCCATCGCTTCCTGCCGCTTGGTCATGTAGCTCGGACCAGTCGTCACGCAGACGTCGTACTTGCCAACCCCAGGGTTGTAGATTTTCTCGATGGTGTTGCCCATCTGGTCCACTATTTTGCGGACAGGCTCGGGCTGCATCGGGTCAATCCGCGCCGAATTAGCTTCGCCATCAATCCCGATAATCCGCGCAATTCGTTGCGTATCGTAGATTTTCGGTATCAAGTCTACTATTTGCCGGGTGCAGTAGCGAATAGCTCGGGCCAAGTTATCAACGTAGTGGTAGGTGCCCGTATCGCCCTGCTTTTCGCGAGCCAAAATCGCTTTGCCAGACCGCTCGTTGCTGGTGGCACCGAGGCTTGAATCATACTGCCCAGTGGTCGATTTGATGTCGTCGGAGGCACCGGCTTTGGCCTGTAGCAGGCCGCTGGACGCCATCGGGGGCTGCGCGCGCGCTGGCAACGGCAGAACAGAGCCCTGACCGTCGGTTACGTCGGGGTTGACCTCCAAATACGGCCAGTTGGTCGTGTTGGCGGTCTTCCACTGGCTCTCATAGCCCTCAAACTGCCCGCCGTAGCCAATAAATGGCGCTTTTGGCGCCAATGCAAGCATTTCGGCCTCTTGACTGACCCAGTAGTTGTACATGCGCTGGGCATCTTTGGCGTTTCGGACGATGCCGGACACAAAAACACGCCCATCAACCTCAAATTCGTTGCCAATTACGCGGATAACCGGTATCCACTTGCCCGCCCATTCGCGTTCATCAAGGATTTCGTACCCGTTGATGCGGCACCACTTGATTTTGCGGCGGTCCACAAGGCGCGTTTTAATGGGTTTAATGCCCATCATTTTCATTTGCTTTGCGTCGGGCGAATCAGCAAACACCGTGATGTTGTTTGAATACAAATGTAGGGTTGCTTTTTCGTATTCGGCGTAGAAATACTCCGCAATACGGACCACATCTTCGTTAATCCATTGCGACAAGGACTGGTCGCCAACGCCTTGCTGTTCTAGGCTCGACAGCGGCTGCGCGTCAGGAAATTGACGTTCATATTCGTCGCGCAACAAGTCTTCGGTGATGAAACACCATTCCGCATCCGCCCCGCAGGGGTCTTGGATGGTCGGGTCCATGTATACCGAAAACGAATTACGAATGCGCCCAATTTTAATGTCTTGGTCAAACGTATCGTCGTCGCAATACTCGGTCAAAAGGCGGATGTAGCCCTCGCCATACGTCACCTGGTTTTCGCACGCGGTGTCGTAAGCCACGTCGGCGTCGCTGATGTACTCAATATGACGGACAATGCCGTCAAATATCTCCGCGACTTCTACGTCCGCCTTGTCGTCGGCGGGAATGACCTTCCCCGAGGGCCGGTTCTGCCGTTGGTCGTTGGTGACCTGCTTTACATGCTGCGGCAGCTTGTTAATAGTCAGACAAGGGCGCGCATTGATGGTCTGCCCTTGAACCGACCCTCGGGTCGCCAGTACGTCTGCCGGCCATTGCCAGTGATTGTCTGGCGAACCGGCGGCAAAACGCAGGTCGTCTAGCTCATCTTCGCGTGACTCGGAGTACGCCGCTACCGCCATCGTCATGCGATGACGAGCCGTCGCTAATACATTGGCGCTGTCCTTATCGGACCGCGAGCCCCCATTAGCTACCGCTTCTACGGCGTTGTAGTCAGCCATATTATTTCTTTTTTGCGGTCTTAGCCGACTGCTTGAACGCCTTGGCGGTGGGCGCCCCTTCAGTTCCAGGCTTACGCATCTTTTCGCCGCTGCCGGCTTTGATGCGGTCGCGTTTGGCGTTGATGTTCGCGTAGAGTCCAGCTTTGCTCATGGGCATTTCCACCTTTTAAGCGACGCCTTGGCGCGTTCGCCATCTTTGGCCTTGGCCGCTACCGCACCCATCCGCGCGCAGAAGGACGCTTTGCGCCCTTTGTCCGCATTGGTCTTAGGGCTCGGCGCTGGCGCCTTTAGGTTGCTGCCGGTTTCGCGGTTGTACTTCTCCCGCCCTTTGGCCGTCAGTCCGGCACCTTTGCTAGCCGGCAGCTTTTCGCCTCGGCCTACACTAAGTGATACTGACTTACCCATGTTAAGCGCAGTGAATCAACGCAAAGTTAATAACAATTGCTTCCGACAGCGACCCACCCGAAATGTTTCGCAGCGTGATGCTTACCGAACCCGCAGCCAGCGAGTTGGCAAACACGTTGTACGAACCGGGCGTTGCTTGACCACCAGCGATAGTCAAAATCACGGTGTCGTTGGCGCTGATAAGATTGTTGTTCAGCGTGAACGTGGCGTTGGTGGCAGTTGCCAGCGATGCGTTGTTCATTGTAATTACACCGGCGGACTTGTTCAAAGTCACGGCAGTGGACTTGCTGGTCGCCTGCGTCACGGCGCCCTGCGCGTTGGCGGTGTAGCCCAGCTCGCGGTCGGTCAGGATGCGGTCGGAACCAACGATTTCCTGATCTAGATACGCAACGCCAATCGATATCGTATTGCTGCTCATTTCCTACGCTCCCATCCAACTTGTGATGACGCCGCCATTGCTTTGCGTGGCGTAGCGTCGGGGTTTTTCAACATACTCCCGGTGCGCTACCGGAAAGGCAAACGTCACCGCCAACGCATCCGCAGCGTCTGGCGATGCCAGGCCCCGCGCCTTCATGTCCTTTTTCGACTCCAGCTGGATGACTCCACTGGACGTCGGCTTAATCATCACGCCGGTCAAGTCGGACTTGAACCGCCGGTCGTCGGGGATGCTAGCAGACTTCAGCCAGTCTTTCATAGCCCCCCACAGTTCCGCCCGCTTGTTGTAGTACATGATGCCGTTCTTCGCCTTCCAGCCGAAGTTGACGCCCTTCACCACCTTGTACCGCTGCTCATGCAGCCGGTCCATGATGCCGTACCCCAAGCCCCCTTCGTCGATGACCGCCAGCACCGGCTTGAACTCCTCGATGGCGTCTATCACGCGCCCCACTATCGCCATCGTGTCCTCGCCGTTGTAGCGCTTGATGGCCTTGATGTCGCGCCCCTGCCGCACCACGATGACCGTCGAGTCAGCGCCACCGCGCGCCGGGTCGATGCCTAAGATGACCGGCGCCGTCTCGTCTTTATAGCGTGGCCGCGCCATCGCATCGTCCACCAGCTGCGGCGGGATGAACTGGTCGTCACCCTCGCTCGGAAACTCACCATAGACCTCTATGCGCGCCTGGGGCGAGTCTGACCCGTACTCGGCGATAATCTGCTCGTACACCTGCTTGTCAGTGTCCTCGACCGTGCGGGCGTCCACCTGTTTGGTCTGCCAGAAGTCCCGCTTGGCGTTGAAGCACTCAAAAAAATACCCACTGTTGCGGCGCGGGTTACTGAACGCCATCCAGTAGCGGTCCAAGATGTTCTCGGTGAAGAACCCCGACCCGACCGACCAGATGCCGTCAGGTATGCCTGACGCCTCGTCGAATATCAGCATCATGCCGTCGTGGTTGTGTACGCCCGCGTAGGAGTCAGGGTTCTCCTCACTCCACAGCTTCCCTTCTGCGGCCCAGTAGCGCGTGCCCTTCTTGAGGTCGCGCTCCACGATGTCTGTTAGCCACGTCGCCGGCACCAGCTTGGTGGCGCTCACCTCCCACCAGTGGGCGTTGATGAGCATCGCCGCCCATTTGGACAGTTCGCCCCAGGTGACCGACCTAAGCTGCGCCTCGGAGTTAGCGCTCACTACCACGCTAGACCCTATCCGGGTGCTTAGCATCCACAGGATGAGCCAACTAACCAGCGCCGACTTGCCTATCCCGCGCCCGGACGCCACCGCAGCCCGCAGCGTGTCCATCGTCGGCTGGCCTCGGTTGCGCTTGATGTGGTCCTTTATCTGCCGGAGCGTGTCGCGCTGCCACTGTCGCGGACCTTTGAAGTGCGCCAGCGGTGTGTTGGGTTGCCCCCAGGGATAAGCGAACAGTACGAACGCTTCGGGGTCGTCGGCGACCGCCGGCGACCACAGCCGGGTCATGAGCGTCTGTTCTTCGTCGGCGCTGTAGATGGGCTTTTGCACTAGCTAATGACCCTCGCTTCGCCGTCGATGACGCGCGCCTGCGCCTGCGCCAGCGCGTCGGTGATAGAGATTTGCTGGGCGACCTCCACTTGGACGTGCGACTTCGCGACCCAGTCGTGTTTGTGTTTCAGAATTTCCAGCGCCACCTTGGTATCGCCCTCCAGCGCCGCAGTGTGCAGGACGTCAGAAAGTTGACGTTCAGCGTCTGCTTTGCCTTTGGCTACGGCCAACTCCACCAGCGGGTCCGCTGACGCCAGCCGCCGGTATTCCGCAGGCAGCATACCAGCGGCCAGCGCCAGCGAGTCTCCTTTGAGCCCTTTGTGCGCGGCAGCGTACAGCGCCTCCAGGTTGCGCTCGGTCGCGGTGATGTCGCGAATTGTCAGTGGTAACGCACGAATAGTCATGCTGGGTAGCCTACTGCCGTAACGGGGTCTTTTGCAAGGGGTGTGTTGCTGTAGAACTGCCAGCAGTTCTACAGCAAATTTTTTTTGATGTCAACTGTTAAGAGATGGCTGTGTGCAAAAAAAAATTTTGTGCGGCACCTACTGTAACTGTGACCGGCTGGCCAGGGCCCCTGGGGGAGGGTGGGTCGCGCGCGCTCTGCGAACAGCCACACGCACTAGGCCAGCGCCCTCGCATAGGGCTGTGACGCGCTGTGAAGCGCTGTAGCGCGCGCTAGTAGGCGCAGTGCTAGTACCCTAGCACTATGGCGTTGCGTGCCTTGTGCGCCATTGTAGACGGGCAGACGGGCAGACGGGCAGGCGGGCAGGTGGTGACGGGTGACGGTGACGGTGACGGGCAGACGGTGACGGGCAGACGGGCAGACGGGCAGACGGGCGAGCGGGTGACGGGCGAGCGGGTGACGGGCGAGCGGGTGACGGGCAGACGGGCAGTCGGGCGAGCGGGTGACAGGGTGACGGGCGAGCGGGCGAGCGGGTGACAGGGTGACGGGCGAGCGGGCGAGCGGGTGACAGGGTGACGGGCGAGCGGGCGAGCGGGTGACGGCGCGGGGTGACGGGCCGTCACCCTGTCACCGCGGGGTGACGGCGCGGGTGACGGCGCGGGTGACGGCGCGGGTGACGGCGCGGGTGACGGCGCGGGTGACGGCGCGGGTGTGGGCGGTTGTAGGTAATGTCAGCAAGTTTTAGGGGGGGTCTAAAGTCGCCCACACGGAATAGGCCTATGTTAGTGATCACTAACATCACTAAACTCCAGTATCCGACTTCAATAGTTATACATTTAACGGACAAACGGCAAAAAACATAAGCAAATCAAGGCAGTACCGGGGGGGAGCGTAGTCACTGCCCGGCCGCAACAAAAGAGTGAACACCAGCTGCAAATAGCGCCGAAACACTCTCCGAAACGCCCGCGCGCCGAACCGCAGCACAACCGCGAAAACCGCCGCGAACGTGTTAGCAAAAATGTAGGCAAGTCTACCAAAAAAGACTACCGACACCCGGCACAATAGTGAGCGTTATCAATAACTTGCAAGCGTAAAACGCAACTATAGACAATCTTTTTGCGCTCTAGCGTAAAATAATTGTTGACAGCCTAGAGCGCGCCCGTATAGTGGCAACTGTACCGCGCGCGCGTAGTGTGCGCGGTACTACTGACAAACCAACGAAACTGCTACTGATTCAATAGGATACGCCACAATGACACCAATCCGGCTATCCAATACATGCGCGCGCGGCGATACCGTGCGCTGTATTGGCCAGCGTATGACGGGCACCGTGCTGCGCGTAGTGAAGACTGCATCTTTGCCGTACGCCGTTGTGCAATGGCCCGCCAGCATTGGCCGCCACACTGTCACTACACTTGAAGTTATACAAAGGAATAACCGATGAAAGTTAACCTGATATGCGATACCGCGCTGGCGCACTACCTGGCGCACTACAAGCCAATGTTAATTAGCGACTTGGCGCGCGCTTGCGGTACGAACGCTCGCACCGTCAATGCGGCGCTGTGGGATCGCCACAGCGACTTTTCGCTGTGCGACGTTGATGTTTGCACTGGCACTACATTTACCGCTCGCTCGCGCGTGGCGCCAGCTGTGGAGCCCTCGCGCGAGTATCTCGCGCGGCTACTCAATCAAGCGCGCGGCGCCTAACACCACAACGCGCGCGCCGAAAGGCGCGCGCACAATGACGGAGAATTGACACCATGTTAGAACTCACGACTATCGCCTGCGTCACGGGCGCAATCATCCACGCAGCCGCTGGCCGCTCTATCGTCGCCGGCGCATGCATGCTGGGCGCAATCCTCGCGCTGTGCGGCGTCTTTGTTCTTTAACTGACAAGGAATTGACGCTATGGCAACGCATGAAACTGAATTCCCTTACGCTGAAATCCGCGACGGTAGCGGCGATTATTGGCATTCGTTAGATGACTGTATCGCCGCTGGATACGCTCTATCGCAAGTGTGGAGCGTCACCGTTACTGATTGCGATGACGATTCGACCGTTTGGTGCTATGGCCCGTCGCATCACTACGTAGACCTGATTGGCTACGTCGCGACGACGGAGCATCACGACGGCGAAACGTATTACGTTGAAGTGTGCGAATTAGATAACTAGAGGAAACCGACAGATGAACATCAAAATTGATAATCGATACTTGACCATGCCGCGCGCGGCGTTGCTGCGCGCAATCCGCGCGGAAACCGGGCTCAGCATCCGCACACTACTGGCAGCGCCGCTCGCTAACCCGAAACTTGCCAAAAACCTTAAATTGCGGGTTCTTTCGTTTCCCCTACACTTGGCGCCCGCGCGATTAGGCGCGCCGGACAACCGCCCGCGCGCCACAGTGTGTCCGGGTGCTACTGCGGGATGCATCAAAGCTTGCCTGCACACTGCGGGCAATCCGGCTTACATGAAAGGCAAGGCCAGCGCCCGTCGCGCGCGGACGTTGCTTTTCTGGGCGCGCAAAGATCTGTTCTTTGCCTTGTTGATTCTCGAGATTCGCGCGGGCGCCGCTAAAGCACGTCGTCGCCGCATGCGCGCGGCATTCCGGCTTAATGCCACAAGTGACGTCCAATATGAACGTTACAGTATCAACGGGCGCCCGTTGATCGCCGGCATTTTTTCGCGCTTGACGTTTTACGATTACACCAAGATTCCGAACCGCACCACGCCGGCCAACTATCATCTGATCTACTCGCTCGCCGAAACCGCCCGCAGCATGCGGCAAGCAAAAGCTGAGCTTGCGCGCGGGCGCAACGTAGCTGTCGTGTTTTCCGGCAAGCTTCCATCCGAGTATCTAGGCGCGCCGGTTATCAATGGCGATGAGCACGACTACATTCCCGCCGATCCGCGCGGCGTGGTGCGTGGGCTCAAGGCAAAGGGCGCCGCGCGTGGTGACGATACCGGGTTCGCTGTAGCGGTTTAGCGCCTAGCGTATAGCTGGCGCGCTAGGCGCCAGCTATGCGGTAGGCACTAGCCCGCCAAGCATCAAGTCAAAACGAGAAACCACAGATGATCCATCTAATCTTAATTGCAGCGCTCATTTGGTTAGCGCTCGCGACGCACAAATAACGGAGAACACGACAGATGACACACTACGAAACTATGCACGACTACGCCACACGCCTAATCGCCACCATGACATCGGACGAAATCGCCGATTTAGCGCGTTGCGCGATTATCGAAACTTTGAACACGTATAGCGAATCGCAGCTAAACCGCGAAATCGCGCTCTTTGATGCACACGCCAATGATTAACCGCCGCACCACACTTGCCGAAGACCAGCAAGCCTACCATCGCGCGCGCGAGCGCGCGGAACGCCGCGAAACAGCGCTACTGGGCGCGCTCACGTTCGCTTTGGTGGCACTGTGCGCGAGGATGTTCCTGCAAGCTTGCTGCATCTAACAATCAACGGAGAATCGACCATGACTGAATCTGAATTAGCAGCGCTGCGCGCGCTAACCGCTCGCGGTTACGCCGTCGTTGTCTGGACGCCAGACGAACTACGCGGCGCTGACCCTTGTCTGATTGAAGACTTGATGATCGAGCGTGGCTCCGCAGCTATCGATACGCTATGCGACAGCGACAGCGACAGCGACAGCGACAGCGACAGCGACAGCGACAGCGACAGCGACAGCGACAGCGACGACTAACAGCGCGCGCCTAGCGCCTAACGAGCCCCGCCTAGTGCGGGGCTTTTTTTTGGCCATACGCGCGCCAGGTATCGCCCGCCCGGCCAGCGCCCGCCCGGCCAGCGCCCGCCCGGCCAGCGCCCGCCCGGCCAGCGCCCGCCAGCCCGGCCAGCGCCCGCCCGCCCGGCCAGCGCCCGCCAGCCCGGCCAGCCCGGCCAGCCCGGCCAGCGCCCGCCAGCCCGGCCAGCGCCCGCCCGGCCAGCGCCCGCCCGGCCAGCGCCCGCCCGGCCAGCGCCCGCCCGGCCAGCGCCCGCCAGCCCGGCCAGCGCCCGCCAGCCCGCCAGGTGAGCCCTTCGGGCCTTCGGGCCTTCGGGCCTTCGGGCATCTGCAAAAGAATTGTTGACAGCCCTTCGGCGCCTTCGGTATCGTCGCGACTTCGGTAACAACTAATGAGGATCGACAATGGCAAGACTTAGTAAACACGGCAGCGAACTGGGCCGGATTCATTTAGTCGTCAAAACCGCCGCCTACATGTCGGACGGTTCGATTTTAGTGAATGAAGGCTTCGGCTGGCGTTTGACGCACAAAATCAAATCGGGTTACACGCCAGCGGACGTGTATGCGCGCCGGCTGGAACTCCAGCAGCAGGCCGACCGAGACTATCCTGCCGCCGCAGCCTACCGGCGAGAACTGCACCGGCTGGCTGGCATGTCGGTACGGTGGAAACTGCACGGAGCCGTCAAACTTATGCCGAATGACCCAGACGGCGTGTGGGGTGAGGCGTGCGATTGCTACGGTGCCAAGGCAAGCGCTTCGCTGGCGGAGGTGATTGAACTGTGCCGCCTGTATGAGGCCAAGCGCGCTGAATGGATGGCGGCGAACCCGGCGGAGGTGGCGGCATGAACACGCGGTTCCTGTGGACTTGGGACGGTGAGCGCCAAGTCGAAGATGCGGGCATGACCCGCGAACGCGCGGCGGTGATGCTGCGCGGCTGGCGCGACGATCCGAACATCCGCGTGAGCCGCACCGCTCACCACACTTACCGGGTGGAACTGGAAGGCGCCGGACGGTGCGCCGCGACGATGGTTATTCAAAACAATGGGAGAACATCACATGTACGGTAAACGACTCCACCGCGCGGCGCGCGCCGCCGCCGCTCTAAACCGGCTTAAGACGTGCCAGCCGGAACATATCGCGCACACTTATCAGGACTGGCTCGGGCTTGCGACGCCGGGTGAAGTGCGGAAGCACCACCGCGCTTGGATGGGCGCGTTCCCGCAGTGGGCGGAATTTGAAACGATCGACATCGGCGCCTAGTCGGCGCCGACCGATTCAGGGCCGCTTAGTGCGGCCCTTTTTTTTTGCCCTCATTGCACCGCCCGCAGCGC